ATATAAGCCGTTACTCTCTTGAAAGCCGGAGACGCCGCCGCCAAAAAAAGCGACCTCCTGATTGTTATAAGTAAGATCGAGCCCGACTCGAAACGCTTGCGCGAATACGTCGCATAGCTGCAAGAGCTCGCCGTCGCCCTCGTTTAATGGAACGTTGACGTTAATTTGTAAGATCCCGACGATCCGGTCGCGACCAGTGTCGCCCATCGTCGCCGGCTCTGGCGCATTTGGTAAAATAAACGCCTCGGCGAACTTGTTAACGCCTTGCGGCTTGCGCTCGTTTGCACGAAAGACCGGAATATCGAGAGCAAGCTCCTCGAGCTTGGAAAAGATCGCCGCGCGTATGTTGAAAATACTCATTTTTTCGCCCTCGCGAGATTCGCCTTAATGCGCGCGAGATTCGTGCGCACCATGCCTTGAGGTCGGTTTTTCGAGTGTCCGTTTTCAATCGCGACCGCATAAGGCAAGTTGTTAGTTAAGTACATCGAGCTCGATAGCTCGGCGCTTAACACCTTGTTCTGCATTTCCGCGATAGTCTTTCGGCCTGATTTGTCGGTCTCGTCGCTTGTCATAAGATTCGGACGATCGAGCGACGTATTCCAGTTACCGCGAAGCCGACCAGTATCGACAGGAGTGTCGAGGATAATGCTCGAGAATAGCTCGATCACCGTCTCTTGTTTTAGCTCGTTTACGACGCCGAGAGCGTGAACTTTTGCGGCGGTCATTTCGTCTTTAAAGCTCACGATTCAACCCTTACCAAATACAGCGCAACCAACTCGCCGAATAAGCTCGGAGCAACCTCGACAACGGACAAGCGATCGCCTCGAAATAAGAGAGAGTCGCCAACCTGAACGGGAACGCTCGCGTCGATATAAAACGCCAAGCTACGCCCCTGAGTGCCGAACTGTGATCGAATAAACTCTTGATCGGAGATCGCCACGATCACGACGTTAAACGTTTGCTCTGTGCCGCTTTTTAATCCGGTAATAGGGTCGATCGAGGAGCTCGGACGCGAGAGCGTCGTTTTAATGCCGAATCTATCGATTAGTTTCGACGCTGTATCGACAAGACTCACCGTATCACCTCAAAGCCGTTAGATTTAAGGAGAGGCGCGATTTTCGCCTTAACCTTTGAAAACGCCGAGATAAAGTCTTTGCGCACGCCGTCGGCTTTGTATGCGATCTCAAGCTCTCCGACTTTCTCTTTGATTACTTCCGAGCTCGGCGGATTGCTTTGTAGATCGCCCGAGATTGCCTCGATAGCGAGAGCGAGTTGCGCATAACAAAGAACGCGAGGAATTTCGTCGCTCGGCTCAAGCTCGCCGTCGCGCTCAACGCCGTAAACATCGACGCGCGGCCACTCTAAAGCCTGAGATCGACTCGCCTTTCTTCCTTTGTACTTCTTGCGCAAATCCTCGAGATAATCCATCGCCTTAATCATCAAAACCTCGAGCTCGGCGTCGGTCATTTTCGAGAGATCGACTCCGCGCGCCTTTGCATACGTTTTTAAATCGTCGAGCGATTGATAAGAGTTTGCGCCGGCAACGCCCTCGCCAGTTTCAACAATTAAAGCCATGTATTAACCCTCTTTCGTAGCCGCTTTTTTAGCCGGCTTTTTAGCCACTGGATCGGCGGCAAGCGCCTCGGACTGTGGAAAGTCGGAATGCTTCTCGTAAGCCTCGAGATAACGCTCCGGAGCAATGCCAAGCACCTGATCGGCAACGATTAGCGGATCGGCGTCGTGATAATGCAAAACGTCGACAATCTCCGCGCCGTTCTTTCGTGCAAGCGTCAACTGTGCCGGAGTCGGATCGCCGGCCACAAAATAAAGAACCTTTTTTGCTTTCATTGGTAAACCTTAACTGAGAAAAGAGAGAGAAAAACAAGGCTCGCGCAAACGAGCCTTATTTGTTGCTTACGCTCGATTACTGAGTCGTAACGATTACGCCGGCGGTCGACTTGTTGTCGGTCGCGACTTGCGTCCAGTTACCGGCCGTACCGAGTTGGGCGTCGGTAGGCGCTGCAATACCGGTCGAGAACGAGTAGCCTTTAACGCCAACGTTATAAGACCATTCAGCTTGGTAAGTTCGACCGATATTCTCTTTACCGTGAGTCTCGACCATTGAGTCGTCGAAATCACTGTTACGCTTGACCATGATCCCCATAGGAACAACGCCGAGGGCGTGATATGTATTCGGAGAGCCGGCCGTAATCAGCGTCGGCGCGTCGGTCATAATGATCGGACGGCCAAAACCGTCGTTCATAATCTGAACGTTGCCGAAGTTAAACAACTGCTCGGCGTTTGCGAGCGCCGTTCCGTAAAGGTCGTGCAATTGCTTAGAGTGCATGATCCAAGCCGCCAAATTGGACGACGCATCGCCGAACTTAGCCGCGCCGCTATTAAGATCCGCAAGTTTCGCGGTCGCTGCAACGCTATGCTTTAGCGCCGCCGGAGTTGCGGCAACCATAGCGCGGCAAGCCGTGTTCAACATATCCGCGATCGCACCTTTCGCAAGCTGCTCACCGACAGCGATACCGCCTTGCTCTGGATTAAGCTGCAACCAACGAAAACGCGACTTGTCGAGCGTGATCGCCGGAGTACCGGCCGCGACTTTTACGCTCACGGCATCGAGTTGATCCAATCGAGCACCGGTAACGGCGTCGTCGCTGTTTACGTTACGACGGCGAACAAGGTTAGAAATCTGACCGAAAAACACCTCGTGCGCGTGATCGCCGATCGACGCCTCGTCGGTTAGCATGATTGCGCCGTTTGAGGCTTGGTTAAAAGCTTCGACGTTTTGCTTTAATACTTCCGTCATGGCCGAGTAAGTAAACTCGGAAAATTTTTGCATACCTGAAAGAGACATAAGTCACCCCTATAATGATTTAGATTTAAGTGCGGCGACTTTTTCCGCCATTGTCGCCGTTTTCCAATCGATCGAAGCACCGCCCCCACCTTTACCGCCGTTCGCACCGCTACCCGACGCATGAGATCCGCTTAACAACGGCGCATAAGCCGGATTGTTGCGAATTTCCTCTTTGTACTCGTCGACGGTTGTCGCCGACGGTTTTCCGTTCTCGTCCAAAATAACGAGTTTTGCCTCACCGCTTGAGCTATCGACCGCGAGTCGTTGCTTAACCAGTGAAGCGAGTACACCTTGCGAACCATCTACGGCCATTCCGCCAAGCTCGTTCGCCTTTGAATCGATAAGCCCTTTCTCAATCTGACCCGACAAGGCGTTGATCTGTTCTTGCAATTCGCCCTCGCGTTTCGAGAGTTTGGATTTCCAAGAGTTTTCGATCGCCTCGACGTCGCCGTTCTTTCGCGACTTATCCGTCTCGATCTCCTCGAGCTTGGCTTGCATTTCCGCGAGACGAGACTCCGCCTCTTTGCGTGCTTGCTTTTCGTGATCCTTTGCGCGTTTTAAAGCGCCAGTATCTTCCAAGCCGTCGACTTTGAGCGTAAAGCCCTCGTCGCTTTCCTGATAAAAAGAATGAAGCGCCTCGTCGACGCCCTCGAGAGATTCAAGTTTTAATTTCAATGACATAAAGCACCGCTTTGATTGTTGGCGCACCGCGCCGGTTTGACCTTTCGCAAGGCATAAAAAAAGGCCGCGATTGCGACCTTGTTAAAAACTGTTTTTTTGTCCGGTTATACGTCGGAGTCGTCCGATCTATCCCGAACGCGCTCGCGATATTCTTTATCGCCCTCGTCTTTATCGTCGACGCCGTAATAAACGTCGGTTAACTCTGGCTCTTTCGTTGCCTCGTCGTGATCCGGCGGCAAGGGGATTTCTTTATCTGCCATAGCGCGTCGCATACTCCTGTTCGATAAATTCGCCGATAAATTTCGCGTACTTTCTCGGCTTTGGATTGTTTAGATATTCTGACCAACCCTCCGCGATAAACTCGGCGATGTTCTTACGCGCATATTCGGAGAGATCCGCCTTTGAACCTGTTTTCATAAACTCTTTAAACGCCGATTCGATTTCCGGCTTTCGTCTTATGTTTAGCAGATAATCGAGAGAATGTCCGAGCTCATGGTCGACAATCGATCTCACTCGATCCGTTCCGATCGGGTGAAATTGCGTTTTAGTATCTCTCTCTAAACTGGCGAGTAGCGTTTTTGCGTTTGCTCCATGCTTTTGGTTTATGGCAATTCCGTTTAAGTCTTTCCAAGTCTCGTTTTTCTGCTTTGGCATTGCGTGAGCATAAGCTCGAGAGCTTGCTTTAAACCGTCGTGAGGCGCGTTTCGCATAACGCTCGACCTGATCCTTGCTCCAATCCGGAAAGCGATCAGCATACCAACTGATATTTTTAGCGACCTGTCGATCGTAATTTATTCGATATTGATTTTGCATCGAACCAACAAACGCGACCTCGCTCCTAAGC